CGTTGGTGGCCGTCAGGTTCTTGTGGGTGGCGTGGAACAGAGGCAGTCCATCGGCCATGTTCGCGTTCGCCGTGATCACAGCCCACACGGTGTCACTCTCGAGCGTGGCGGCCGCGATGCCCAAACCGGCGGGAATCCGCGTCAACGCCTGAAGGTCGTCGTTGAGAACCACCTTTCGGGTGATGGGCACGATGCCGCCCCAGGTCGTGAGCGCGTAGGATTCCTTGGAGTCGCCCAGATAGATGCGAACGAACTCCCCGTTTTCGTTGGTCTTCTGCAACGCGGCGATGTCGCTCAACTGAATGCGATTCACCGGCTTGAAGTCGGCCGCGGTGACCTGGCGGCAGAACGGCACGAAGGTGCGGGGTGCCGCCTCATACGCCTGGCGCAGGGTCTTGTTGGCGACGTTCGCCAGGATGTTGGGGAAGTCGCTGGTGGTCATGGCGCCGTCGAAATACTCGGACGCCCCATGCCGGCCCTGGAGCGCGACACGAGCGATCTCGTGCCGGTCCATTCCGCGCGTCTTCACACCAGCGGCATTCAGGCATTCGCGCGCCATGTCCACCAGCGTGAGCCCGGCAAACTCGCGGCCTTTGTCGACCATCTCGCGGGGCGCGCGAGGGTTGCCTCTCAGGAGCAGCGCAGCCTCCATCCCTTCGCGCCGCTTGTCCGTCTCGTCTTTGGCGAAGCAGGTGGAGAGAGGGTTAATCGGCAGGGTCGGATTCTTCCGGTACTCGGCATCGAGCTTCGTCATGATGCGCTCACGGGCGGTCTCGACGGACACGCCCTCGTCAATCAGCGCGGCGAGGAAGCTCTCCTCCACTTTGAATGGGCCGGTCGCGATGGCGCGAATGGTGCTCGCACGCAACCGCTCCGCCTTCACCGCCTCGTCGCGCGCCGCGGCGAGGGCAACTTCGTTCTGACGGGCCTCTACGCCCGGGTCCTGCGTGGTCGTTTCCATGTCAGGTGTCTCCTTTGTGTGGGCAGATGCCCGTTGGGTTTCAACTGCACTCGGTGGCGCCGGTGGCGTTCCCGCCGCCGACATGAAATTGGTGGCCGCATCGGCGGCCACTGACACGAGGGAAATCTCGAACGGCTCCCAATCCGTCGCGGTGAATTCCCTGCGTTCCTGGCCCTTCGGCGTGGTGTCGACCTTCTTGTAGATCCACATGCCGGGGCTGAGGTTCTGAATGATGCCGCCCTTGACGTCGTTCCAGATCGCAGTCACGGCATCGCGTTTGCTGAACTGGATCGTGGCCAAGCCCGTACCTTTCTTCACCCACGCCTTGCGCACGACGCCGAGTTGGCTCTCCACCCCGTACGCGCTGTGCGAGTCCAACACGGGACCACCGTTGTTCAGGCGATCCATACGGCAGCCTTTCATGTCGAGGATGAGGTCGTATTCCTCGCCACTGCGCCAGTCGAACCGGGGCACCTTGGCGCCCGTGTACCAGACTGCGTCTATGGTGCGAGCATCGTCATTGGCTGACGGCGGAGCGAAGGTCGCCGCCACCGTGAAGCGCTCGACTTGGAATTCCGGGCTTTCCTGTGGAGGCTCGGTCTGTGCCGCCGCAGCAGCGATGACTTCCGCCGGCGCAGTCTCCGGCGCTGTCCCCGCGATTTCTTCGGGCATAAAGGACTCCTTCCTGTTGCTGTTGATTTACGAAGTGTAGGTTCGCGTGGGCGAATCCCACTGCCGGGCGGAATGCTTTACCGTGCCAGTCTGCTTCGCGGCTGGCGCCGACGCCGTGTCGCCGCCCACGGTCGACTGCTCGACGCCCTTGTCGTTCACTTTGCGCGGATCGCAGTCCAGGATGATTTGCAGCTCGTCGAGCAGGTCGTTCATCCGCTTGATTTCCTGCAACTGCTTCTCGGGGTCGTAGCCGTTCTGCGCGATCGCCTCAGACAATGTCAGCGTGCCGGTGCGGATGCGCTTCAACTCGGCCATGGCATCCTTCAGCGGGTCCACGGATTCGAACTTGGGCGCCGTCCACTGCACGCCGTAGTTCGCCTCGGGAATCTTTCCGATGAACACCAGGGTGTCGATGAACCTTCGCCACGTCGGGCGGCAGTACATCGGGATCAGCGTCAACCAGCGGAACGCCTCGATGGCATTGCGGAAACCAAGCATGCCCGCACGATAGGAGGAATAGTTGACGTTGGACAAATCCCCAGAGAGCAACTCATAGGGAACGTCGATGCCTGCGCCGATGCCCTGGAGTTCGGTCATCAGGTAGTCGCGGTACCCACCGGCCGGAGACGGCGCGTTGAATTTGATGTCCTCACCCGGCTTCAAATACTCGATCATGCCGGGGTACATCCGCTCCAGCGTGTTCCCGGTTTTCGGGTCGGTGGACTTGGCGCCAATGGGCAGGCCGCCCGAACCCTCGGGGCGCGTGACGATTCCCGCCAAGCAAGCTTCGGTCTTCTTCCGCATGCGCTCCGCGTCGCGGTAGTCGTCGAGGTCGCGCATCGCCAGCATGACGGGCGCCAGCCATGGCACGCCGCGCACCTGACCGGGCCGCAGGATGCAGTACGTGTGCATCACCTGTGCGGCTGGTACCGCCTGGCTCAGAATCCCGCCGCGCGGATTCAGCATGTAGACGCCGCCCGGGTGATAGTTATAGAGCCAGTAAGACTCGCGCTGCCCGTAGAGGTTGAATTGCACACCCTGCACGATGTGCCCGGTCGCGATGCCCATCGTCCGTGAGATATCCAGAAAGTCCCCCTCCAGCACCTGCAACTGGAGTGGCACACGGAAATTGTCCTGCGGCAACCGCGGCCGGAACCGGACGATACCATCACCGCTCTCGGCGGTCGTCCGCACGATGAGCGCCTGCATGCCGTAGAAGTCCAACTGCCCGCCCGGATCGCAGTTCTCAGCGAAGTAGAGCCACTCGCCGTCGATGATCTTGTCGAGCTCCGGCGCGCCTGTCTTCGCCTGGGGGACGATTCCGGTTCCCACCGTGTTCCCGACCAGTTCGGCGATGGCCTTGCTGGCATACGGATTGTTACGCAGCAAGTCGCGCGACCGGTTGCGCAGATGGATCAGGGAGGCGCCGACCTCGGTGTTCGCGTCGCCGCCGGCCGCGATCCACCCGTCCGTGCGACGCCCCGACTTCGCGCCATCATACGCGAACATCTCGGCCGCCGAGCGGAACCGCGCGCGGCGATACGCCCGCTCGGGCGAGAAGTAGCCGATCACTCTGTCGAGGGCGTTCATTTAGTCTCTGCTGTGCATGGCCAGGCTGAATGAGGATGGCGCCGCACCCGAGGCGGTCGCGATCGCTGTGTCGATATCGGCGAGCGCCTTCCGCATGTCGTCGATGGTGTTGTATTCAACCGCGCGGTCGGTGAACTGTACACGGCGCGTACCGCTGAAGATTGCGCGCTGCAGCGCGTCGCGCATCGATTGCAGTTCAGTCAGTTGGATCATTTGAACCAGTTCCCGCCACCGCTGCGCGGCCCCCAAAAGTCACCGCGGCCACCCCAATACCCGTCATTGGTCGGGGTCTTCGGTGCGGTGACGGGAGCGATCCCCTCGAGTTCCGCCCAGTCATCATCTGTGAAGCGATCGATGCCACATACCGCCGCAGCCGCGCGGCAGAGCACCGCAAGGTCGAGTGGTTCGTTTCTCACCGACTTATCCGGTACCCACTCCACCTTGCCACTCGCCCGGATGATCCGCGACTCGGAGCAGAGCCCACGATAGAAGTCCTGATCCTTGTAAGCGTAGTGCTGGTAGCCGGGCGGATACGTGCCATCGTCGGGCAGCACGATCCGCAGCCAATCGTAGAATTCCTGTTTCGCCCAGTGCGTGCCAATGTGCCAGATCCGGACGTTCTGGCGCTTCCGCGAAGCGTCTGTGGGCGACACCGACACGATCAGTTTCAGAAAGTCGGGCTTGCCCTTGGTGGCCACCACTGTGCGCGGCGCGGCGATCGCGTCGCCTGCTGGCCCGTGCGCCGGTTGCGGGTGGCGCGCGGCAAACTCGTACACCATCTGCGGCCGGTAGCCCGAGTCGATCGTCATGGCCATGATAGGCATCGTGCCGCCCGACTCGCGCGGCCAGTCCACTGCCAGCAATGCTTCCAACTCCTGCCAGACCTCGGGCGAGGACGTCTTGAGGGCCTGGCCGTTTTGGTCGACCTGGATCACCCGGTAGTCCACCGACCAGGACTCCTTGCCCCGACCGTATGCCTTGATCTCCACCTCGAGGCGGTCGTCCTGCACATCGACGCCAGCCACCAGCAGCGATCCCTTCGCCGGCACGATCCCGAGCTCGTAATCCTCGTGCCGCAGATAGACCTTTTCCCAGTCGGGCGCCGACCCGCGTTCCGCCCAGAGTTCCGCCAGCACGGTATTCAGGAACGCCTTGAGCGTCTCCGCCGACTCCTTGGCGACCAGGAACTCCCCGGCGATCGTTCCCCAGGACCGCTTGGGGGAGATCAACTGCGAGACGCGGAACCCGGGGATCGGCGATCCAGGGTTCTGCGGTCGATACTCGCCGCGCTCCACCATCCACGATTTCTGGTTGTGCGGGATGAGTTCCCTGCACTCCTCGCAGCAGTAGGCGGCCTTCTCTGGTTCCCCTTCCGGCCACACCAGCCCGCCGTCCGTACCGTCGCTGAACACCAGGATCTGGAAGTGGTTGCACTTCGGGCACGGCACGAAGTACTCTCGCTGGTCGCTCGTGTTCCATGCGGCCTGGATCCGGCTCTCCCCGTCGACGGTCGGAGTCGAGCACATGATTACCTTCTTGTTGTGCTCGAACTCTCCCGTGCGCTGCATCGCCAGCGATACGGGATCGCCCTCCGATCCTGCGCTCACCGGATACCTGTCAATCTCGTCCAGCAACAGATACCGGATCGGGCGCATGGCCAGGCCGGACGGCGAGATGGCGCCGGTGAAAGTGATGTGCCCGGAACCATTGGCGAACACCTTGTGCATCGCCGTGTTGTTTGAATCGCGCGACTTCACCGCGGCGAGTTTCCCCTTGAGCGCGGGTGAATGCCGGAACAACGGTGCGACGCGATCCTTGGAAAGCGCCTTGGCATCTTCCGATCGCGGTTCCACCGCCAGCGTCGGGCCCGGATCTACATCCGCGATGTAGCCCAGGAAGTTCACCATTATGCTCGTCTTCAGCATCTGGGCCGCAGACATCAACACCACTTGCTTGCACGGATGGCTCGGGCTGAGGACGTCCATCGGTTCCCGCTGGTACGGTCGCGTGTGCCATTGGCCCCGTTCCGCCGACCCAGATCCGGTGAGCACCACGTTCTCATCGGCCCACTGGGACACGGAGATATCCCGTGGCGGCAGCAACGCCTCCGCTCCAACCTGGTACATCGAGAATGGTGCGTCCATCAGTAACCTGCGTCCGAGATCGCTTTCGCCATCTTGCGCCGCAGCGCGTTCGTCTCGCCCACCAGGATCCGGTGAATCTCCGCTTCCGTTTTCGCGGCTGCTACCAGCGGCGCCACGCGATCCGGGTACGCTGACAGTGCATCACCGACAATCGCGGACCAATGCGCCGCATACTCGCCGGCCTTGGTAGCCTGGATCAGTTTGCCGGCACGCTCCTCATACTCCAACTGCGCCGTCTTCGCCTTGAACGTCTCGCTCACTGCGCGGGCCCGCAGATAGGCAGCAACGGGATCGCTCGATACGTCGGGCTGACCCGGCATGCCCGATCCGCCACGCGGCGGGGGAGGCGCGCTGAGCGGAACCACTTGCGGTCTGGTTGCCTGGTGGAGAGTCTTGCCCGCGAACGTGTTCCTTTCCCATTCCTGGTTCGCCCGCTCCGGATCGAGGGTCCCGTCCGCGTTCGGCGTGATCCGTTTTGTCTTGATCGCCTTCTGCACGGCGCTGAGGGCAACACCGCGCAACCGTGCGTAAGCCCGCTGAGAGATTCCAGTCATGTAGACACCGGGCGGTCATCCAATCCCGTAACCGCCGTCATTGAATCTTTCTTCCGAAAAGTCGAACTTCGGCCTTGCTTTCCGCCGCCAGCGAAGTGATGTATGTGTTCGATGCCACGCACCGCCAAGACCACCAAGCAAACCGCCGCCGCCTGCTACGCGGAACGCCACGCCGAGTGCCAGGACCTGCTGAAGCGCATCGCCAGCCGCCTGGAACAGCACAAGAAGGACCAGGCGCAGGAACCCGCAAACTGGGGGTACGCCGGCGACCTGGGCCGCGTCACCGAGGAACTCGCCTACATCCTCGCCAGCCTTGGCGACCGAAGCGCGGTGGATGCCAAAGGACTGGACTACTAACCATGCAAAAGCAAAACGTACACATCGGAACGACCTACATCGTGAAGGTCAGCGGCACGCTGGCCAAAGTCCGCCTCACACGCGAACACCCACGCGGCGGCTGGTACGGGACCAACCTCGCCACCGGTCGCGAGATCCGCATCCGGACAGCCGCCCGCCTCCGCTCGGAGACGAAGCCGGCGGGAGAACGCTGCCCCGAGCAAGCCAGCAACCCGCGATCACCGGACTTCAGCGCCGGCGAGTTGCACCAAGTTGTGGAGCAGGCCAAGGCCGAAATCCTCGCCGACGTTGCCGCCGGGACCGTCCCCAGCACCTGCGCATCCTTCAGCGAACTGCACGACTACACGGACGCCAACGGGTACGGCGGGGCGTTCGAGCGCCCCTTCGACAACAACGAAACGGACTTCTGGAACGCTGTCCAGACTGCCGTTGACGGATGGATCAAACAGGGAGGCTTGAGAGAACGCTTCACCGACGACGAAGCGCGCAGGATCGTCGACAAGATCGAATTCTGAAACAGGAGAACAGAATGCAGACATACACCGTAATCGGACTGTGGGACGACACAGGCGTGGTATACGCCGAGAACCTAACCGCCGACGGCCCCCACGAAGCAATGCGGAAGGTTGCCGCTGGCGACTATCCGCCGTCCCAGATCCTGGGTGCAATCGAGGGCAGCCACAGCCTCACCGCAGCTTGCGAGGATTCCGGCAAAGCCGCATTCGTGCAGGACCTAATCCCCAAGACCGAGTTCTGAAACAGGAGACCAACCATGACCAATTTTTCCATCGACACCGACAACAACATCACTGCCTTCACCGCCGCCGAGCAGGTTCCCGAAGGCCAAGACCGTTTCGCCACAGAAAAGGAGTTCGCCAAGCTCTCCGCCGACTGGCCCATCACGCGATTCGTCGAAGTCTGGAACGCCTTCGCCGGTGCGCCGCCCTTCGGCGACCTGAAGCCGGTCAAGAAGTTCACCGACCGCAAGACGGCGGTTTCCCGAATCTGGAAGGCCATCCAGACGCTGGGAGATGAGCTGCTGCGCGCCAGCATCCGCGACGCGGAAGCCAAGTTGAAGGCTGCGCGGACGGTGCCCAGCCCCGCGCCACCGGCCGCCCCCATTGCGCCGAAGAAAGCCAAGGCGGCCAAACAGGTCACCACCAAGGACGCGGCACCCACGGCGCGCGACGGCAGCAAGAAGGCCATCGTGCTCGACATGCTGAAGCGCCCGGACGGTGCCACGCTTTCGGACATAATGTCCGCAACCGCGTGGCAGGCCCATAGCGTCCGCGGATTCATCTCCGGCAGTCTGGGCAAGAAGATGGGCCTCACCGTCGAGTCCTTCAAGCGGCCGGATGGCGACCGCGCGTACCGCTTGGCCACCCAGTAGCAACCTACAATCCTCACCGCCGCCGGCCTTAATCACCGGCGGCGTTTCTCTTCTTTGTTTCCAGCATGGCGTCAATCCGTTCCCCAACCAATGCCTCACGCAAGAGGCACTCGGACTGGCGCACAAACGTGCCGTTGATTCTGCCGATCACACGATTTTCGAGCTCAGCCAGTTCCCGCCGCACCTCAGCCAGCAGCGCGCGGTTCTGGAGACTGACGTAGGTGGCGATCAGCCCCGAGATCAGT